CGTGGTGGTCTTTTTGTTCTACAGTAAGAGGTACTTTCCTAGTCTGAAATACAGTATCAGGTAGGTCAAGACACTCATCTCTGCTATATCGTACAGCAGGATACAGTACATGCTTAACAATATTTATAGACTCAGGTCTTGGTATCCATTTCCATTGCCCTATCTTTAACATGACTGACTCTCTAAATGCTGTATAAGTTTTACTAACATAGGGACTACCTACTAACTTAGCCAATGCCCATGCGTCTGTTGGGTCATTAGGTGTAGGTGTACCTGTCATCAACCATAACTTTATATCAGGGTGCAGGGATAAATATTTCCTAAGTATCTTAAACTTGTTGGTGGATGGGTTACGTAACACAGCCGCCTCATCTACTATGATGAGGTCAAACATATTCTTAGCCTCCTCAGATATAATTCCAAATCCATCATGGTTAATAATAAAAAAATCTGCATTGGTTTTAAGTAATTGTTTTCTCCTAGCACTAGTTCCATGTAGTGTAACAGCCTGTCTATGTGGAAATCCCATGAAGATACCATCACCCCATACTCTCTCGAGTGTGGATAGTGGTGATATAATTAATACTTTCTTAATAACTTTTGTCTGCATTAGATAATCACATGCCCATAAAGCTGATTGTGTTTTACCTGTACCTATCTCGTTAAGTACTAATGCTTTGTCGTTCATAGTTAGAAAAGCTGATGTCATTTTCTGATGTTCATATGGGATAAAGTCTCCACACCAATCGTAATAATGTAGTATGGGTGAGGGTACTTTAAATCCTAGCGTACGTAATGCTCTGGAAGCAGGTATTGTATGTGGTGTGACAACAAGTTGCTGGTTGTTAAACATAAGTTGTCTAGCGTCAGGTATAACGTCTAATACCCTGTTAGGATTCTTTAAGTTTAATGCTATCGCTTTTGATTTCTCTACTACTATCATTTAATTCTCTCTATATATAGTCTAACTTGGTCAATCGTTTGGTCATCATATACAACAAAACAAATACCTCCTGCTAGTTCTATATGTTTCATACACTGAAGTTGTAAGGCAGTGGGTTTCTTAGTCCTGTCTGCCTTACACTCTACTCCAATAAAAAATCCATTTACACAGAGTATCTTGTCAGGTATTCCTGCTCTACCAAATGCTCCTGCTTGGGGGTTATAAAACCATACCTCTCTATGGTAAGACTTTAACATCTTGTCAAGTTTAAGTTTTATTTTTCCCTCGGGTGTTGTAGCCATATAGTAAGTATACCTAAGCATACACTAGTGTCAAGTATTATAACTTTGCATACTCACATATATTTTTAGCAGGGCACCATGGGCATAGTCCACTAGGTCTTGCTGGAAAGTTCCCTGTCTTATAAGACTGATTGATTCTTTCTATACGAGCCAACAAGTCTGCCCACATTAAACTTGTATGATTAGAAGTGTAGGTCTCGGTGTCAGTCTTCCCCTCTTTCAACCATACCAAAGATGACTTAACCTTTTCTACTTCAGGGTAGTGTTTGAATACCTGTAAAGCAAAGAGTTGTAGTTGCATGAAGTCAGGTCTACGTTTACCTGTCTTCCAATCTATTACTATAGCTGTCGAATCTTTTATAATAAGTACGTCAAGTATGCTACGTAACCATGCGTCCTCATCCCACCAACCTGTTGGTGTAAGGTTTTCATTAAGACATAGCTGTTGCTCTGCAAGAAGGGTAGCGTCCTTAGTCAGTTCTTGTAAAGTTGTGCAGACTTGTTCGTGTTTGCTTGACTCTTGAGGCAGGGCCGTCCCATGCAGTAACCTGTTTTCTAAATCAGAATGCACTCGCTCTCCAAACTTAGTAGCCTCACTACCTGTGTCTGTAACTTCCTTGTTAACACGTTGGTGCATGTATCGTTTCGGACAATTCTCATACATCTTTATAGAAGAATAACTATGAGTTAGTTTCATGAATGCATTTTCTTTAGTATGTCATGCTTGATAGCCTCAAGCTGTCCCACATCTAATAGTGCGTCAACAATCCCTATCGAATATTTAAGGTACTTACCTTTTATCTTTACCAATACAGTAAGAGAATCAAATTCTTTAGGCTCTACATTTTTAATATCTTCGTGCACTTTTTCTAGTAGTAGTAGTCCCTCCTCTTGGATTCCTTTTCTTTCTGATTTTATTTCTTTCCCATCTGTTCCTATTATGTCTGTCATTTTGCCTCTCCATAGTTAAATCCTACTCCACTTTCACAAGCCACGGGTAAGTCCTGTGCCCAGCTGGGTGAAGTAGACATGATTGTCTCAACATGTTGTTGTGTGTCCGACTTGTTTTCTTGCATCACGCACACGATTATCTCATCATGTACTTGGAATAAGACTTGGTAATGCTTACCTATCTCAACCATTTGTTCTGATACTACTATCCTAGCCAGTGCTTGAACAACATTCTCTGTTACTTTACCACCATAAATCCTAGTCCAATCCTTATCCTCTACACTTCCAGTAGTGTTTAACTTCCTGTAAGTCCTAGCATTAGATATGTACTCGAATCCATCTGATGTTCTTCTTAGCTCAGGGTATCTGACCCTAAGATTGTTTGGTAATATAATTCCTTTCGAATCATACTTACACATGCCACTCCCTATAGACCCTACTCCCCCACCAATCATGGTCTCTAATGCATGACCACATAGCCTCCAAAAAGAAACTATGTTGTGGTTTTTCTGTCTATATAAAGTAACAATTCTTTTAGCCTCGTTTAAATCTATGTCTACTGACAACCCACCTTGACCCATAGCCAACGTGTCCTTAAACTTTACTGCCCCCATACCATAGCCTAAACCTAGTATGCAAGTCTTACCTACAAACCTCTCTAGCTTGTCTTTCTTTGTAATCTTTCTACCATATACATCACTAGCAAACTCACTGTACACATCTCTACCCTCTCTGAATGCTTGTACTAAATCTTCTTGCTTACTTATATATGCAACCATTCGTGCCTCAATCTGTGATGAGTCACATGCTATCAGTACGTTACCTTTGGGTGCTACTAAAGATTTCCTTAGAGCACCACTACGAGGTAAGTTCTGTAAATTTAATTTATCACCACCTGAAAACCTGCCTGTGTGTGCACCATAATAGTTGAGCATTATAGGTAGATTACCTCTGTCTGCTACTGCTATTAGATTCTCAGTTCGTGTTTCTTCTATAGTAGACTTTACACCTAGCCTTGCTGATACAAGTTGTTGCACCACAGAATTAGGATGTTGTTGTAACTTTATAAATTCTTTATCTGTCTTAGCAAAGGCAAATGTTTCCTTGCCTGTCCTAACTGAAGTCTTCATGGGTGGTGTTACACCTACATGTATAAGTAACTTAGCAAACATTGGGTTAGACATAAGAGCTTTCTTTACTTGAATGTTTGACAGCCCTTTGGTAGATAACGTGTCAAGTAGTTGCTGTTTGTTAAGCTTTACTCTTGCCAGGTGAGTGACTAGCAGTTCTTTATCTAGTTCAATAGTGGGGTTAGTATACATACGTAAGGTTTGGTCAATGACCATAAGTTCTGATGTGGGAAATCCTTTTGATAGTTTCTTCCACAGTTTATAGGTAAGCTCAACATCATTGATACAGTAGTTAGCATAGTCATCAAATTCTTGGGGTGTAAAGTCTGCTTTTGTTTTACCTAATGCATTGATAACTTCAGTACCTTTAGTTCCTATCTTATAGTACTTTGACAATGCACTTAAGGAACAACCTGTTGTCATACTATGCTTGGGTCTAGCCATAGACATAGTATCAAACCAAAACTTAGGGTCTATGCCATACTTCCACTGAAGTATAGACCCATCAAAAGCTGTGTTGTGTGCAAGTATAACCTTATCTGAATAGTCTAATGAGTTTAAAAACTTACCAACATCATCACCCCCGTACCAATCTGTTGGCATGTCATTAACTTTAATAGCAACACCTATCACCTCAAACCTATCATCACGAATGTAAGCCTCAGTTGTCATCTTGGACAATGAGTACTCCCTATCGTAATAGGTTTCAAAATCTATGGTTACTATATCCATTACTTGTTCTTCTCTTGCTTGATTAGGTAGTCTAAGTACCACCTTGCTTTCTCTAAATCTTTTAAGGGTGTGCCTTTGTATGGATACCTTGTGATGTACTTAATAATATTACCAACCACATACCCCATGCCCCATGAGTTTATGTACTCTATTGTTTCAATGCCTTTTGTATAGTGGTCAGGGTGATTGACCATATCTTTTTTCTTCATGATAAATACTCTACCTTACTATCGTGTAAACTATATAATGACACTCCTTTCCCACAATGTAAAGAATGTTCGTTAGTAACTCCTACTGCCTCACTTGCAGTTGCACCCATACTTAATGCACCATAAGCAAACTCTTTACCATCTCCGAATGCACATGGTGTAAACCCCTGCTCTACTGGGAATGGTGAGTCATCATAAACTATCAGACCTTTGTCTTTGTCTATGACAACAAGTTGCTGTGTGGTA